TTTCTTATCCTCGGAGATACCCATTTCTTTGTGCAAAGCTCCTTTTTTCAAACCTTCCAAGAAGTGAGGAGTTTTTCCGCCCTCATTCATCATAATTGGCATGGATGGTTGCCCCGTTTTTTGCACTTCTGCATCGCCATGAGTCTTTACGCGTTCCATATCGCCTTCTTTGGATGTAACCGTGGCCGGAAGGGCCACTTTAACGGTATCGCCAACATCATCCTTAGCCATTTCTTGGGGCGTACGTTTTAGATGGAACTCTGTATCTTTAGACACTATAGGTACAGACATATGTGATTCTCTATTGACATGAACATCCCCGCCGGGCGCATGTTCTACCGCGCCACCCTTTGCCATATGTTTAGGATTATCTTTTTCTCCAGTTTCGGTGGAAGTAGCAGGTGTTGATGGTGCATGTTCTACATGAGTCACTTTATTCACTGTTGCTGGACTTTCATTTTCTAAGAACGTAACATGCGGATAGCCACCTTCAGAATATCCGCCCATACACATAGCTCTAGCCATCATGCCGTTTGGTTCTGGATAAGCTAAGGAAGAACGTTCTACTTTGCCACCCTTTGCAAATGGTGTGGGCGTTGTATTACTTGGCATATTATGAACAGCTTCTAATGATTTGACTAATCCACCTTTTGCATAAGGATTGGGAGCCATCTGTCCCGGTACAGCTACTTGTGGTGGCAAAATCCCTTTTGCTTGTAAAACATTTTTTGGAACGGAGCCGGGATTTGGGCCAAAACCTAGTTTAGCAATCTCGTCGGGATCACCTTTAACATTCCAAATTTCAACATCAGGTGTTCCTTTTGCGCCTTTCTGAATTCCTTGAATATAGGCTTCTAATTTAGATGCACCGGGTTCAAGAGCTTCTTCCATCTTAGGGGCATTCTTACCCAGAGTAACTGCACCTGTTTCGCCTAAGCCCTCTAGAGCGGGAGCCAATCCTTCGCCTATTTTACCAGCCACAGGGCCAAGAAGATAAGGAGCTAAAAAATCAGAAACAGTGGCATCTTGAACGCCAGTGTCAGACTTTCGTAGGTCATCTGTACTCATTCCGCCATCGGCCATATTCTTTCCACCATTCGGATGAGCATTATGCAAGGCAGCAGCAACAGCTTGGTCATGTGGATGACCAGACTTAACCATCTCGGAAATATTATGACTGATTGTCTCTTTTGAAGTGCCGGGTTTTAAGGGCATTAGCGTGGCCTCTTGTATTTTGCAGTAAATGATGTTAAATCAACTTTCTTGCCTGTACCGGGTACGGGTGCATTACGAGCAAATTCTTCCATACTCGCTCCGTCTTTGGGCACTGATCGGGGGATAACTAACTCGCCGGGGCTTAACATAGCTGGTACAGTATCATTGGTTTCGCTATCGCCATCCACTTTCGCTTTTCCGGGCACTAGCATACCTAATTTTGCACAAATAGCGTGATCATGTGCTATTCCACCTTCAGCATAGCAAGAATAGCCACCTTTACTATAGCCGATTGCGCCGCCATGTGCCACATTTGCCTCTCCAGCCGAAGCATTATTAGAAGGAGCTACTTGTTTTGCAACTTGACTACCAATAGCCGCTCCTGCTGGCCCCCCTAAAGCCGCGCCGCCAATAGTACCAGCCGCTCCTAAGAGAGAACCCGTCATTGCATTTTGTTGGCCTTGAGCTGTTTGTGCAAGTGCTGCTTGTGCACCGCTAACACCTGCAATCCCGCTAGCTTTCTGTAATTGATTATTGAATTGTTGTTGGGGCAATGCGGCATTATAATACGCCTGATTTTGACCTGCTGCTGTATTAGCAGCGTTCACGCCTTGGGCAGTGTTTGTATTAAACTCCCCTGTTTGTATAGTGTTTGCTACATTTCCAGTATTAGCTGTGTTTGTAGCTGCTTGATTCGTAGCATTTATAGTATTTTGGGCCGTTGCTTTATTAGCTGCCTGTGCGTAATCAGAAGCATTAAGTGTGGCACCGATACTAGCCATATTTCCTAAAGCAGCCTGTCGATTTGCTTCGGCCATTGCTGCCGCTTGCATTCCTTGTGTCGCAGCAGTATTAGATGCGCCTTGCGCGGCTAAAGCCCGTTGTGTAAGGGCAAAATCTCCGCCGCCTTGGCCTTCTGCTTGCGCCTGTTGCTGAATAGCTCCTTGCGCTCCTTGTGATTGAACATTTGCCGCATCTATAACTTGCTGTAGGGCTAATTTAGAAGCCGGGTCTAAACCGGGTGTATTAGCAATCTGTTGATATTGCTGAAGGGCTTGCATTTGGGCGGCTCTTGTAGCCGGATCAAGCGATATATTATTGAAGGCAGAAGGAGCTTGTGTAGCGACTTGAATAGCAGCAGGATTGACGGCTCCCTGTACTGTTTCCATCGGGAGTTGACCAACAGTTTCAGAAGCGATGGTAGGAACAGGAGCCGTTTGATAGGCCTGGAGTGCTTGTTGTAAATAATTTTGTGCTTCGGTATCAGAAGAATCGAATAATCCGGCCATATTAGCGGCTCCCTATTTGGTTAATTAGATTTTGAAATGGAGGTTGCTGTTGTTTTTGTTGTTTTGCGCTTTGCATCGCTAGTTGAAATGCTTGCACTGCCTGTTCATCTGTAAGATTTGGATGCGCTTGAGCAAAATCATTCATCGCTTTAAGAATCTGAGAAAGCGGTGCCTTTGGAAATTCCTTTCGCACAAGTGGCAAAAGTCTAGGGATATTAATCATGTCGTGCCCCAATTATTTCTTGTAGTAGTTCTCGCGCTTCGTTTTGTTCATTTTTTAAATAATATAAATCAAACCATGCCATACTAACTGCATCTGAGAAACCAATACCTTTTATCCAGATTGAATGTTCTGTAGTACAAATACAATAAACAGGAAGTTCTTTTGTCGGCTCTATTTTTCTACCGACATCACGTACAAAAGTGTAGGATGGCAGTATAGAATGTCCCCCTACGACTACGATTCCTTTGTACTCATATAGATCATTGCTTTCTCCCGCTATAGTTAAGGTTACTTTTCCGCCTCGCGTCTCATCTCCGATTTTTATATCCTGTATGGCTTTTTCTGTTCCATCTTGCATTTCAATCAGAGTATCTTTAACGAAACATTTTACGGCATTTACGATAGCATTTGCGGCTTGCGGAATTCCAAGACCCGCCATATTAACAGCAGATTGGGCCGCTGTACTCTTGGCCGCTCCGCCAGCGGTGCCACTTCCTTGCCCCAAGACACCTTGTTTAACTGCACCCGTTTCAATTTGCCGAACAGGGGCTCCAATGGTTTGCGATATAAGATTTGCATATTTTCCGACATCACCACCTACACCGCTGGCTGCGAGAGCCGCTGTTGGTGCACCGACTATGGTACTGGCCGCAGCAGCATTATTTTCATATTGTGCAGTTTTTGCAGCATCCGCCGCTACTTGTTGTGCGTGGTTTTCGTCCATACCACTTTGTATCGCATTCACATAAGCTTGAGCAGCAGCTACTTCATCCGCTTTCGTTGATGTAGCGGTATTCAGGGCTGTTTGATAGTTATACTGATTTAAGTTAGTTGGAGCCGTTCCAGCCTGTGAAACTGTGGTAGGATTTATTATAGTAGCTGGTGCTTGTGTATTCATACCTTGAAGCAAAGTTTGAAATGCTTGTGCATTTGCATAATCTTGGGGAGTGGCAATATTGGCAGCAGTGATAGCATTATTAGGATTTTGTTGCGTTAAAAACTGTGTAGGATCAATAGTAGTGGTGCCACTACTGGCAGTGGCTTCACCACCGCCGCCAGCCGTAACAACCTGAGCCGTAGCTGCTGCTTTATCGGCTGCTGACAAAGAACTCCATTGCGTGGGAGTCATACCAAGAGCTTGTAGATCAGCAGGAGTAGGGGTACCAGCAGCTAAATCTGATTTGATCTGGGCATTCTGGGTTGTAGCTGCTTGTTGAGCTGCTGTAAGTTCACCAGTTACACCTGTATTTAATGTATTAATCTGATTATTTATAGCCTGATTAGAAGCTTGTTGAGCTTGAGCAGCTTGGCCTTGTTCTTGTGCAATTTGTGTGTTGGCCGTTCCTGCACCTGTTTGTAAATTATTTAAAAGGCCACTAAAAGGCGCATAAGCATTTTCTATAGAACCCAGAGCATTGGGGTCTTGAGATAAAATCGCACTATTAAGAGCAGTAACACCTGTTGTTGGGGCAGTTTCATTTTGTGATAGAAGATTCTCTCGGCCAGCTTCCGTACCAACTGCATTTTGCCCGGCAGATATCGCGCTATTTACGGCATTTTGCTGATTCTGATAGGTATTTGTGCTTTCGGCGGAAGTGGGGCCACCATAAGATGCATTAAGTAGATTTTGAAAAGAGGTTACATTAGCGGGTGTGCTTGTAAAAGATGAGGGATTGGCTGTTTCTTGAGCGATAATAGAATTAGCATCAGTGGCATTTGGTGCGGCTCCAGCAGCGATTTGATTATTAATCGCGCCAAGTGCCGCATTTCCTTGCGTGTTGAGATTATTATATTGATTGTTGATGCCTGTTGTAACCTTTTGAGCTAGAGGGGCTGCTTGGCCTTGATTTGCCGTAAGATATTGGTTAAGGGAGCCAAACTGGCCACCAGCAGTAGGAGGAGGCGCACCAGCAGCAGTGCCACCTGTAGTGCCGCCCGATGGAGCAGCCCCACCAAGTGATGCCACTCCCGCAGAGGGGGATAGACGTACTGCCCCAGCTCCACCAACAGGTGGAACAGCCCCTTGAGGGGCCGCAGTGGGGTCTTGTTTCTCTTCCTCAGGCATGTTGCTTACAAAAGGCAATTTAGTACCCTCTCTAGTTTACAATAGGTGCCCATCGTATTTCTAGGGTCACCTTATATGGAACATTATCTTTTAAACCACAAATACCTAGCACGTTAAAGGTGCCATTATTAAAATTCCAACTGACAAACGGTGCAGTGGTAAATACATATGTTGAACCATCTGTCGGTATTATCTGTCCTAGTGTCATTCTGCTTGGATAGTACGAGAAATTTGTTGTAAAACTATAGATATTCTTACTTGGTGTAGATGAACCTGTCAAAGTAAATACCTCAACTTGACAAATATCATTCTGCTCTGGTGTAAGTTGGTTTTGTAATCCATAATAAATCTGCTGAAAGAAAAGATTGATTGCATAAAGTAATTTACTTTTCCAGTTGCCTTTAGGGGCATCTTGCAAATCTTCTTCGGTGATTCTCCGGTACAGGGGCAACTGCATTTATTTACTCCGAGTAGTTACGTCTTGATAAACCACTACACATCCGCCATACGTAAATCCTACCATAGCCTGACTTAGATTCAAAGAAAGATTCAACCAATGTGCTCGTCTTGCATAAAGAGGGACATATGTTCTAACAGAAGATACAGCAAACTCGTCCAGTCCCCCCCAAGGAGCTTGACCCCACGGAAACTGACCCCACTGCACTCCGGCTGGTACAGGCACTAAAGCTACAGGTGTACTATTAGCTATAAAATCACTGGAGAATGTAACATTAACGGCATCAAATTCTATATCCTGAAACATGAACTGGACTTCTTTGAAGAATTTTATGATACCGGGATTCCCGGTAGTAGCTGGATAAGCAGCGGCTCCTACTATAGGACAATAGCGAACATTTACAGGGACTGGTTGTTCTATTGCCGTGAATGAATTACCTGATAAATCCCAATTTAGTATATCAGTAACCATAATTTGTGTGGAGTTAAGTACGGCTGTTATAACTGATAAATTCAATACTTGTGAGGGCATTGATATTGATTCTGTAACGAGCTGTACTAAACTCCATCCAACTGTAACTTTTGATGTATCAGTAAGATCAACAATAGTTCCGCTGGAGTTTGTTATAGTAACAGGTATTTCAACATCAGCAAAATCAATGCGAGTAAAAGACTTTCTTTCCTGAAACACATATGGATAGGTTATATCAGCAGATGCCACATATAAACGATGATCGTCAGGACTTTCTAGGATATCCCAGACTGCTATGGGATAGGTGTATGTCGTCCATGTTTCTGTTATGGCATCATATACATACTGGATAGTGGCTCGTTGAAAATTATCATCGCTGGAAATCGTACTCATCAGATATTTTCTATCGGTTTGATAAGCCGTTCCAAACGTTACTTGTGGAAAATTTGGATAGAGATAAGAACTAATTGGCTGAAGGAGATTTTCAATTGGTCGAGAAATGATACCGGGGCCGGTTTCCGCTATTGACACAACTCCTTGGTTCGTGTAGGCAAAAACCTGATTATTCATGATCGCACAGGATTCAGGAGCAGTGAGAATAGTTCCTGTATCAAGAATAGTAACCGTAAAGGGAAAGGTAGTGCCAGTTAACTGAAATAGTCCATCGGCCTTTAATATAATGACACTATGCCGTAGCTGGAAACAACGAAGCCATTCAAAGTTTGGATTACCTACATTAATTGTATTGGCTGTTGGAACGGCTTCGGGCTGTTCAAATTTTGAACAATAGCCCATACCTAAGCCCCCACCTGTTAGAGATTGATTATCGGACGGAGTAGTTGTAAGAGCTGGACTCCAGCAAGTAGAACGCGAAGATGATACTTCAAATACACCGCCGCCGATATTCTGTTCTTGCAAGTAGAAATCACCGGGGAGAGTACCAGATGCGCTCGTATCAGATGCATCATAAGCATAAACTAAGGTTTGGTTATACCGATTAAGAATATGAATTAGCGATAATTTTGTTTGCAGAATATCGCTACCCGGATCGCCACCTGTAAACACTTTAAAATCGCCTAGCGAGATATTCTCACTAGTTGAAGCGGTTAATGTAAAGTGCGAAGCTCCATTTGTTATAGTAAAAGTATCTCCAACCTGTATACCATTTGGTGGTTCGGCGGAAAGAAGCGACAGAATAAATTTTTGTTGAGTTGTAGCCGCTCCATAAATGATATAGCCAAAAAAGAAGCACATATCATTCGCCAAAGGAGGAATATTATTCGCCTGTGCTATACCTTCCTGTCCTGCATTAGTATAGAGTGCTGCTCCTAATTGACTTTGCGGAAGAGCGTCTATTACAGTAAAAAAGCCGTTTGTTATATCAGTGGAACTTGGATTTCCTGAAGCGACTAACTGTTCTGAATCCCCCGGATCAGTAGAAGCTGAAGCCGACATAATAGTACGATATATCTGCCATTCAAAAGCGGTGGTAGTACCGTGCGGAATTGTATAAGTCAATTGCACATTACTTGTTTGACCCGCAACAAATCCCGCCGTAGAGAAAACTGTTATTTGCAGTACGGAAGTATCATAGGCCGTACCGGCTATAAAACCTGCTGTACTATTTACTGTTAATGTAAGACCTGATATTCCTTGTATTACTGTAGTATTTGCACCCTGCACAATAGTATCATTGACGGAAAGACCAGCCGCGCTACTTACGTCTATTGTGGTCGAAGTCGGTACAGATGTAATAGTAAATGCTAATCCCACCGTAGAAATAGTCGTGGTGGCAGCACCTTGGGTGATGGAATCTCCCGGCGAAAGTCCCAATGTCGTGCTAACCGTGAATTTAGTGCCGCTAGGAATGGTATTTATGGCAAATGTCGCACCAGATGTAGTATCAGTAACTAAACCAAAGGTATTTGCTATTACTAACCGCGTACTCGGTGTTCCTTGTACGGCATTGTGGTTCGCGTCTGTATAAGTCCAAGTCATTCTATAGGCAACGGAAGTATCGGAGGAAAGAAAACCCGCTGCATTGACAAGCACAGCCTGTCCATCTAATCCCGGCAGACCACCCGCTGAGTATAGAGCATTTGCTGGATTATCTGTCTTTAGAGCCCCATTGGTCGATGTAAAGTATATATTATCATTACTTTGGGCTGATCTATAGGTATCTGTCAGAGTATACGCTGGCGGTGGAAAAGGGTGGGTTGTTTGTATCCATGTCCCAAGGCCATCGCTATCATAGGCAAAATAGGCTTTCGCAGGATTAAATCTTGGGACAGTCGAATCTCCAAACCAGATTAGTTTGCTGCCTTTATAAAAAAACTCTTGAAAAACTTCAGTATTTGGATTACTAATTAGTGTGGCAAGATTGGTACCGAATTGTTTTATCCCACGACGCACTGAAAGTAAGCCATTATAGCTTACCACTACATTCTCAGCCTCTAGTAAAGAACCCTTCGGCACTTGGCTAAGAGAATTGGGCATTGTAAAAAGCCCTTTACAATCGAGTTGAATATATTGTGGATCAGTTTGAAGTGACAAGTTTTATACCTAATCCCATCCGTAGAGAGAATTTGGAGTAGTAAGACGAATAACATTACCATCTACTCGTGGGGTTAAGACAGAGATAAAATAATCTTTCATATCCGCCGCCTGACTCATCGCCACATTAAACCCTTGAGCATCACCATGAATTTCAAGACATTTAGCTGCTGATAATTGAAGAAGCAGTTGAAATCCCGGTTTAAAAGGAATTTGAGGAATCGGGGACTGCATAGCGAGGCAGACCCAATCGCCGATCTGGGGGCCGGGAAGCGTTGATGGTACCACCGGCAGAGATGTAAAGGTCATCATATTCCCCGTGATATTTGTAATAGTTAAATCATCGCCTTTGCTCACAAACATTTGAGGAGTATTAGAAACAATATCATACGTCGCCGTAGTAGTAAAAGTAGTTGGTAGAGGATTTGCAACAGTGTTTACAGTTATAACATTCCCTGCTATGGCGGTGATTTGAGCGCAATTTGCTTCTTCTACAAGCGTACTAGGCATTCTAACATAACGGATACGCAGAAATGGGAATGAGCTGCTTCCACCATTCGCACTGCTGAGATAAAGAACTATTAGATTATCCTGTAGATAGAATCCCCAAAGAGCAGGATTGATTGCAAGTCCGGTGGCGTTCACATTGGACATGATATCTTCGGGACGAAGGCGAGGAATTCTAATTTCATTATTATCATTATCTTTAAAAGATACTGAGCGCAATTTATCAGCAGTAGCTCTTGTCGGTAGTGGAAATACTGTTTGTGATGTTGAATAGGGTATATCCTGTACTCGCACAAAATATTCCTCTGCCTGATTATCAATCATAGGAAGAATCTTTGCACTCATCTCAAAATCCATAATTGTGACTAAATTTGCATCACTAAATAAAGCTTGCACTGATGGCATAAGTGGCAAAAGGCGTAGTGTTGGAATAAGAGAATCGGTTGTATAGAGTGAAAGAGGCATTACACTATCTCCTCTGCTATCATAACGGTCGCTAAATTATCTATATTCCAATCAAAATTGATGCCGCCTGAAGAACTAAAAACTCGCATCTGTAATGAATAAGTAACTGGACTTACAGTAGCGGGAGAGGCAACCCATATACCACTAACAGGAAATCCAATTTGAGATGTAATCGTACTGCCCCATTGATAGATTGTTAAATCACCACTGGCATTAGTGCCATCAGTGATTTGCTGGACTACTTGGAAAGCCCCACTCGCGGAGTTTCTTACTGATCCAGTCCAACTAAGTTTTATACGATTACTTGCACTAGTAGGAGTAATAGTTACTGATAGTCCTACTGACACATAAGTAGTAGATGAACTGCTTGTGTTTGTCGTACTTGTGTTCATGACAGTTTGGAAGTACTTTTTTTGACCGAAAGTTTGGGCATCTGTTGCTGCTGTACCGTTCGCCAATCCAGTTATTTTATGGCTACCAACATCAAATGTTTGCCCATAAGCCACGGCATCATTTGTCACAGTTGGAGCGGCCAAATTGCTGATCTTATTGGCTCCCATGTTAATAACACCAGACATGGTACCACCAGTTTCAGGAAGTGCGGCATTAGCCACTGCCACAGTAGCATTAATTTGAGGTTGAATAGAAGAAGTTACACCATGAACATAACCAATCTCGGTTGGGGTTGTACCACCATTTCCAGTAGTAGTAGGTACGCCATGAACATCAGTTACTAAAACTTGTGTTCCAGCTACAGTATTTGGATTACTGCTAATAACATTTGAAGAAGTGGCATAATAACCGAGTTGATATTGTGTACCAGCATTAACGGCTCCTGTAAAACCTATAGCAGAGCCGTTAAAAGTAAGTTGATCGGTATTATTAGTGGTGAGTATGAGATTACCAGTATTAGCGTTATTACGAAAACCGATACCAGCATCAGCAGAAGCTAGGCGTATAGTACCAACGGTGGAGGGATTTGCAGCGCGGGAGGAAAAATAGGCAGAAAGAAGGCCAAAGGATGCTCCAAAATTAACATCAGCGAGCAGGGGAAAGTTACCACCCGCCCGTTGTAGCATACCATTCGTTACAGCTTGTGCCCAGCCGGTGGCATCTATACCCCATTCTTCATCAAAATTAACGGGATAATCAAATGTTTGGCCGTTTATAATAAGTGGAATTGACACGCTATTTCTCCTATACTAAAACACGGGGTTTTGTGCCGATGCACCCCAAACGGATGCAAGAAAAATACACTCTTTTTTCTCGCAGACTATTTTATGGGTGACTTGCGTTTCTTTAGAGGTCGCAGGAAATTATCGAATAATGAACCATTTTCTTCGGGAATTTCGGCTTCTCGTTCGTCTAGTGGTTCATTAGCTTCTTCTTGAACAGCTCCGCGAGTGTCAGGATGACCTTCAGCAGATTCATAAGGAATTGGCCCAGAATGAATTTTAGGTGTAGGATCGGTAGCATTAACTTTCTCAACAACTCCGCCTTTACTATAGCCCATATTCGCAGTATGCTGATCTTCCGGTATTAACTTCGTATCAACTTCGTGTTCTGGCGTTGATGCATCCATCTCGTGATTAGGCAAATCTTCTACTTTTTCAGCCTGTAGACCGTGCATATCGCCTTCACCTTCTGGATGTTTAAGACCGCTACCAACTTCATCGGAAGCGTGTTTTTTTAGCATTTTCAGAAGCATTTGCACCATGCCCCGTTTTTCACTGAATGGGTCATTCATGTAAGTGTCTCCTTGGATTATGATACAGCCGTGGTAACGGAAGTTTCGTAGAATGCACCATCCGCAAGTCCATTAATATAACGAGCAATACGGCCAATCGCTTCAGGATCGGTAATTGTACCAACACCTTGCAGCTGATCAGTTATCATTGCATCCGTATCAGTCGTAACAACTGTGATTACGAGAGTAGCCATGTTTTTCTCCTGTGGGTAGAATAGTTACAAAAACTGTAACCTATTTGCATCTCAACACTGCTGCCCTCCCGTCGGGGAGGCAGAAGGGCAGCGTATTGAGACGGAGGTAGTCCGATACTCAGCCTACCTTATTGGGATTACGACCGTGGAACTAATGCGAATTTAGATAAGTAAATAATCGCTCTCTGTAGTAAAGTTTGGTCATCTTTAAAATTGCCGACCCCATGATTGCATTCATTGCACAAAAGACCGCGTATACTGCCGGTCTTGTGGTCATGATCTATATGGAGAGCTTTTGTAAAGTCTGACTGATGCTTACCACAAATAGCGCATCTACCATCCTGCCTAGTGAATAGCGTGTTGTAATCTTCAAGAGTCATACCGAAGTTTGTTTTCAAAGCGTTTTTCCTATGGCGAAGTTTTTCTCTACCAGGATTTTCGCTATTCCAACGAATTCGATATTTTTTATTCAACTTTCCCCAGCACTCTCGACAATAATACTTTTGAGAGTAGGAGTGAACTTTATCACAACGACAACACGTATTCATTTCTAGCTTCGCGGAACGATGTTCGTGATGTAGCACATATGCGACGGGGTTTCCGCGAAGATGGTATTGTCAGCCCAAATACGAACTTGGTAGCCAGCAAAGTCTCCGAGAGGAACCTGAAGATAGCTGTCCGTCGAGGTGCCGGGGAGCTGGAACGTCAACTCGCTAGAACCAATGCGGGTGATGCTATCTGTCGGATACAGCAACGCCTGACCGCGTTTCACCAAAGGATGGGGAACGATGGTCATTGTGCCAGCCGGAGAATAGAACTCCAACGCATCGCAGCCGTTGTCGAACTTTTTCCCTTTCACGTCGCCGTATCGGCGAGCAGCCGCCTGTTCGGTGAGTAAGTCGCTGAATGAGGTCAAAGGCACGAGAACCGTGCACTCTTCTCCCATCAAGCCCTTATCGCCGGGCAGTGTGATGGCTTTCTGAAGTTTACCGAAGGTCAGAGGAGCCGCACCAGCGTCGTACGTATTTCCCTGCCACAGCGGCCACGTCTGAGAATTGATGCTAAACAGCGTCCCAACGTTAGAAGCGATAGCCATTAAGCCAACGCCTTCGATGGGGAGAGCAAACGTCGATCCGAACGCGCCATTAAAGGCAACATTCAGAGGCGTTCCAGAAGCAGCAACGAGAGCCGTGCTACCAGTCGTGGTACCATTCACAGTGATTGTGAAGGCAGTGAAGTTCATTCCCACAACTTGGAACACAGAATCCGCGCCTGAAGAAACCAACGCGCCACCAGCGATAACATAGAACTGCACCTGTGCTCCGATTGAAGAAGCCCAAATACCAGTCGCCCATGTCGCGGCAGTGAGTTGCACCGTGGTTTGGGTGGAGCTAACCATGGTGGTTGAGGAGGTCTGCCCGATGCCTTGCGTACCATGAAGATACGTAGCTTCTAGGCGGAACCCCGCACCTTCGGTCATGTCGTTGAGGGTAATGTCAACGGCCTTTCCGAAGCTGTTCTTACCAGCAGAACGGCTGATAGCCGTATAGCTGATGTTGTCCCGGCGGATGAGAGAGAATGCCGGAACAAGCGCATTTTCCATCTGGAGTCCAATAGCCGCATTGAGCGCGAAAGCGGAGCCATCCGTATTGTACGTATAGCCTTGGCCGCTTTGCACTTTGACGGGCGCGTTGAACTTGTCTCCGAGCTGCTTCATTCCTTTTTCTACGGTCGTATTTTTAAGAACATACGCATAGTTAGGAACTAAGTCTTTGATCTTGTCCTGATATGCCTGTTTGAAGTCCCCGTTAAGGGCTGATAAATCTACATCACTCATTTTGATATCCTTTATAACAATGTAGTGATACGCGAGATTCTGCTACCAAGCTTGGATAGGTATTAGCGTCCGTTGCTTAGTAACATCGATAGCCGCATCAGCATCATTCTCCACACTTAAATTAGCACTCGTCTGTCTAGTGGGTACAGATAGAGGCAAAGCTTTTATTAGGCTGATGTAATTGCGTGCCAAGCCGCGTCGGTGCCCCAGAAATACAATTTGTTCAGGGTTGAATCTAGAACAATTGTTCCTTGTAGGGGCGTTAACGCGGTTCTTTGGGTGGTGGTATAGCTATTCAATACATTATTGATAGCAACCCATCCGTTGTTGGGGTCTACATATTGAATCTGCTGCGTTGGCCCGTCATAGACGGTATTGTACGGTTTCGGGGTAGCTGCTGACATGATTTCATTCTCCTGTTAGTTAAATATCCCCGACTACAAATTATTAGAAATTACCCGGTGCGCCCGGATTAAGCCCAATTCCAGCCTCAGATTTCTGTTGCCGAAGGGCTTTCCAGTAGGCCTTCCCTTTCAACTTAGAAATATCCTGTTTGTTCTGAGGATTAGTATTAACAGTCTTTTTATCCGGCACGGGATTTGCTGTAGTGCGTTTATAACGATCCACACGCGCTTTTGCAATCTTGTTAGATAGCGTTTCACCAACATAGTTTAGAAGTGCATCTCCATCAAGTTGTTCCATAGTTTGCCGATGGATTTCTTTTAAATCTCGCGCAACATAGGGAAGAACCTGTTCTACGCTATATTCTTTGTTTTCAGCCAATCCAGCATCAACATACTGAGCAATAAGGGCTAGACTCAGACGAGTTTTAGGAATTTGATTAGCATTTAAGGCAGTTTCGCACTCTTTTTCAAACTTCTGTGCCCATTCCTGTGTTTTTCGTTTACCTTCAGCGGTTTCTTGCTCAATTTTCTGTTGCTCTTTCAGAGCATTAGCTTCTTTCTCGCGTTCTTTGTACTCTTCGAGTTCCCGTTGCTCTGGCGTCATATTCTGAAGCCGAAGTTGATTATAAAGAATTTCAGTAGCTAGTTTTGTAGCATCAATTCCATTGAGTTTGCATTGCTTCTCAAAACCCAAAGGATCAGTTTGTAGCATCCCCATAAGCTTTTCAGCCATATCTACTTTCTGAGCAGTGGTACGCGCTTTCTCTTCAATACCAAATACTTTCTGAAGATCGGCCTTTAGTTTATCTTCGTTAGAAGCATCATATTCAACTTCTTTCCCATTGACATTAAGCTTGTAGATTTTCTTTGGGGCTTCTCCAACGCCATCATCATCAACTTTGACGACTGGAGCATCAGCCTTCACAGGAGCAGTGGCATCGGCTTTAGGCGCATTGTTCGCGCCGCTAGATACTGGTGCAACGGGTGCGGCTGGTGCTGCGTTGTTCTCTGCCATTTTAGAAGTTCTCCCCAAGGATAGTACGCGCTCTCTCAGCGACATTCGTAATGTCACGAGTAAGCGCGTCCATTTTTAATTTATGTGCGGCCAGAATAGACCGCATCTCTATAATATCTTCATCTCTATTTTTGCGCGTTAGAACTGACTGTGCAACCTGCACTCCCCATAGCACAACCGCAGATATAGCTACCACTGGTGAATGAAGATATATAGCTTCTCCCAATAGTGCGATTGTGAGTAGATAAATAGCTATATACTCTTTCATAGAAAGACCTCTTTGAAAAAGGCCTCTGGCTTCTGTTCAATCTCATTGAATGCCCACCCATCCATAAGGTCATCGGCGGCGGCAATGGCATGACCGAGCGTTGTGCCCGGCGTATGTCTAGTAGCTATAACCACATTATTTGATAACATCAATATCTCTGCGCCGAATAGACCATCATCCATCGGCTTTACTCGAAACGCAAGAGAGATTACTGCTGGTACAACGGCTGCTATCTCTTCCCCGACTTGTGTTTTTTGCATTTGTTTCTCCTTTTTAGACATGTGATAGCGTTTGAACAGCAGTGCCATCATAATATTTTAGCACATGAGAAGTTGTATTATACCAAACTGTTCCTTCGGTGGGGCTAACAGGATCAGTTGCAACACGACTAATAGTATTCAATGTAGCGGCAGCAGTGTTGCCATTTAGTTTATTTACAGCCTGAAGAAGAGTATCCGTTGCAGCCACTACACCAGCTCCAGATACATAACCTGTCAATAATTTACCTGTGACAGTTGCCGATGAAATCAAAGCAGAAGCACTGCCCGGCCCAGATGCCGTAACATCTCCTGTTAGAGCTGTAATCGCATTATTATCAACAGGAATGCCAATGGAACCTACAGTTGGCAAAATGTAAGATAAACCGTTTTGTGTGTCATACACTACTGGATAAGGTTGGGGGCCTAAAGACATTGTAATTTCTCCTTTTAATTATATAAAATTAGTTATATAAAATATAAAAAATTGTACTATTGCCAAGAATAGTGAAAATACTAACGTTAGGATTATTGTCTAGCCATGCTTGAAGTTCTATAGGATTCGCAGGATCAAGAACGGTAACCGTAGCAACTGTCATTATCGTTCACTCCAAACAATTTCACCTGTCAAACTCTGACCAATTACTGCTGCTCCATTGAGTTTTATACAAAATCCTTCGCCAATTCCTAATATTAACGCTATTGTATCACGTTGATATTTTGTAGTAGTAGCATCCGTGGCGGGACAACCAATAGTACAAAACGGGGGATTGAATACTGCACCAGTAGTTGTTAGACCCGTGTCAAGAAATCTCACATCAGACACTTGTGTTCCAGTATCTCCACTATACATCTGGGCCACTGATACGGTTGTTCCACCTGTGGGTGTTGCGGTTGAAAATCTAACAAGATCATATAGTTGAAGGCTGCGCGTCAGCGGTGTTCCTGAGTCAAACGCGAGCAAAAGTTCAATCCTTTCTATAAAAACTGTTACAGTTGATGATGCAGAATTACGCATAGACCAAACAGTAGCTCCACTACCTGTGGAAGCCGACTGGCGAATTTTAATGGGGGCTGAATAGTATCCGCTTAACATAACTATTTTTCATACCCTCCAAAATTTGCGGCCCATGTAAAACTACTAGTTGTGGCTGGCGTTACAACAACCCGTATAGTTGTACCAGCCGCAACGGGGATTGGTTCTAAAAAAGGGATTAAAAGACCCACAGGATCAATTGCTGCCGCTCCTACACAACGTTTTGCTATTACTTTTGTTCCCGAAGGGATTTCAAGGCTTATAATGCCTAAATTTACTGCTGATCCCCCGGCCGGAGTTGTTTGAATTCCGTTCATCTCTATATATTGTACATAGAAGATTTTTCCTGCTGTAACAGTATAGGTCAATACGACTTGATCTACCGTTACTGAAGTAGTAGTTAGCGTTCCTGTTTTTAAAACATTGGTCTTACCGAGTGTTGTACCCAATGAACTTGTTACCCGTAGGCCAGTATCGGTATCGGCAGGTATCTGCACATATGTTCCACCTGCATTTTTCCCGTAAAGAATGGCCCTTTCATTTTGTGCCAATGACACATCGAAAACTGGATTAGAGAATGGAACCTGTGCGGCACCACCAGCGACGGGACGATAAATTGTAGTTAAAGAAAACTGTGTTTGGAGTGTGGCACCATTGATATATCGCACTCGTGCATATGCCTGACTGCTTGGTGTGCGAAAAAATGTACTACCAGTTGAGGTAAATGGGAAAGACGATAAGACATTAAGACCATCTACACTAAAGTCTAAATAGAGTGTGCCGCCCACATCTGATGTACAAAAACAGCTAAGTTCTTGATACTGAAGAACATTCTCAAATACTCCAGTGAATGTAGCATTCGCCGCGAGGGGGATCGTACTTGAGTTATTATAAGATACTATATTCTGTTGTATAGCCATATTAGGTTTGGCCTAAAATTGTTACTATAATATTTGTTGCAGAACCCAAAGCTAATGCAATAACCCTAGAACGAATATAGATAGATGGAGCAGTTAAAGTACTTCCCCATATAACACCCTGACCAAGTAAATGCGTCGAAGTAAGAATTGTAGAGAAGTTAACACCGTCTAAACTTGCCTCCAGAACGACATTCCATAAGGTAGTAGTAGCGGTACCAGTCACTTGTATTTGTAAAGCGTATTGATCGAACGAAAGCGGTGTAGTTAAAGCCGTTCCGGTTCCTGTAGATGTAAATGTATTTGCAGTAGAACTTGTATCTGTTTGTCTTGCTCCTAGCGGTTGATTGGCTGTAGGTTTGTAATTAGTTTCAAAATCAGTTTGATTACTACCGCCATCTTTTAGAACTCTTGTTTCCCATGAGATGTGATATTCAATAGCAAAAATATCATAACTATCAGGATTTTCAAGATACTGAGCATTTAGATCATTAGAAGCGAGAATACTTTTCCACTGAGAGTAGGGAATATTTACAATTCGCATTTAAACTTCCTGCCATATAACAGTAAAAGAATAATTCATGTTATTAGTTGAAGGTTCGCCAGTAATTAATAGAGCGTGGTTTGCTGATATTCTTATAAGCCCATCTAAATGTAGCGGCATACTTCCAGCAGTAGTCACATTCCCCGATCCTGTATTTATAGCGAATAGAATAGACCCGTTCGCAGAGGCCGTTGGGCCAGAAAAGGCGGTCATGACAGAACTGGCTGCTCCACCACCTACACTTGTAGAGGAGATCGTTTCTGACGTTCCATTGCCAGATGTCGTTGGATCACCGTATACTCGAATGACTCCAGCTCCATTTGTCGCATCTTCGCAGGAGGCGGATACTATCTTTAATATCAACGTCTTGCCAGAGCCACTAGGGTTCTTGATATAGACCGCCGGGGACTCAATGCCATTCGTTGGAAGATTGACCTCAAATGACGTAACGTACACTTGCCCTAGGGCCGCAGCCACTTGGCTTGGTGAGGCAATGGCAGTTACGTCCAATCCTTGCTTTGCGCCTAGCGTTGTGGAAGTGACAGCCGTCCCCGAACCGTCCGTTACACCAATCTTCTGTATTCCCGCCGCTGCTGTGGCAACAGCCACACCTGCTACAGTCGTCCGATCTGTTTTTAGAGCACTGGATGAGTTTACTCCCGCTACATTTGCTATTGTAACAGGATCATTTATAACTACAGGTGTAGCTCCTTCATCCGATGTTATTGGCAGATCAGCCATCTACTCCCCCGATTAATGCGTGAAGAATGTAACGTATAAGTCCTGCGCCGCTGTATCGCGGTTTTTAAGTGTAACTTTCACAGATTGACCAGAAGGAATAATATAAGCGCGTCCTTCAAAATCCATCTGAGTGTTTTGATCGGAAGCACTAGTGAAGCTATTCCAATAAGTGACTTCGCTCCCAGTTGTTCCAATAGCAACTGTCAATTTAATTTCACCAGAACCAGAAGCGGATACCTTGTCCAAGTTAATAGGGCCAGCCACAGAATGAGTAGTAGTGGCACCACTTGCCACAGCAGCATCTGTGAAATATGTTAAAACAGATGTTGGTGAAGCGAATGTAACAGGAACAGCAGATTGATCGGAGGCTATAACAACAGGAACAGAAGAGGCAGAAACTTTCTGTCCTAATGAAGTTGCAGTTCCACCATACTGAGCAATATTCTCATTCCAAGGCGTAGCATTCGGAGTACCTTGGTTGGCTGTGACAGTACCAGAGACAGGCTGTGTAACACTAGAGCCATCCACACGAAGATTTCCTACGGTCGTGAGGGAAAGCGGATTAGTAGTACCTGTAGTATAAGTCGGGGCAGCGGTTGTTACCGCACCCTGATCTAATACACCATTCTGACCAGAGGTGGTGCTTCCCTGAGCCCAATCTTCTGCTGGATTGATCGTTGCGCCAATAGAATTAGCTACTTCTGTAGTGAATTCTGTGGCTAATGCTCGTACCGGTAACTGCGCGTCGAAATCTGCCATTTTAGCTCTCCATTAAGACTTTTTGGATTTCCCCTATCCGTTTATTAGATGCCTCTACATTTTCTGCTATCTTTATTTTCTCCTCTTCTATTTCCATCACACGAAGTTCAAGACGTTTAAGATTGAGCTGAAGTCCGAATGCCTCAATCTCTAACCGTTTTGCATTAAGTTTCTTATTTGGGTCATTGTCGGACATTTATTCTCCCAAGAGATGAACACGAAATTGTTGCATTCCGGGACCATACTCTAATATTGTCACTGTGATGATATCACCAGTTGTAGCAGGAATTTGGGCATCTCCATATAAAATATTTAAAGTACGGGTTGCCGCTGAAGTTCTTCCGCCGCTAACGATGGTACCATTCTTACGAACAAGAAACTCTCCGTCATATGTTCCCCAACCTATAACCTGACTGATATGAAACGAAGATACAGGTACCGTATAAGATAAAATTGTTGTTTCTACGCCATTCGGTACTGTATCACTAGATGCAAATAAACTTACGCCATTTGGATTGGGGACTTCTGCTACTATCCAAGGGCTTGTTCCTTGAGTAACTACGGTGGTTGTGCCACTATTTGCTTCGGGCTTTCCCCAATCTATTAATAGGCCATGTTCACTTGTATTTTCTGCAAATTCTACAAGATATCCTAAACTGTCTAGATATATCCTAAGATTGGAAGTATCTACGGCTGTGAATAATGAACAATCTACAGTGGTATTAAACTCTCCCGCCGCTGTAGCAGTAGCTATAGCACCATTAACTAAAGCTAAAAGTCCAAATGGAACGGTAAAGGCTGTTTGTGCTGCTGTCTGTGTAGTTGAATATGTGGGGACAGGGCCAGCCATCAGCTAAACTCCTTTAGTTAGAATCCTAAATCAGCGGCACTTGGCTTAGTAGCAGGATCATCAAACCAAATAAAATTTGAATACAATACAGTATTTAAATCAGGAAAACCAAAATTCCATTGGGCCGTGGGATAATTAGTGCGTAGTGTATTTAAAACCTGATCATGCGTGGGATTTGCCATTACACAATCTCCGCTAGAACAATAGTTTGAACGAAAGTACCAACGTTAAAATCATACCCGTTCGCACCACTTTGGTTCGCTAATTGAATTGCATATGTAGTACTACCTGTTGCCGGACTATCTATATAATCTACAGCTATATTCATTTCAGACGTATTCGTAGTTTGTACTTCGCCTAGTTGAGCAATTTGAGTTGTGCCATTAAAAATAGCATACGTAACACGGACGGTGGTAGCAGTAGAACCTCTAATAGTAAACGAAGATGTGATTCGTACCCGATGACTATTTGTGGTGGTAATCGTGGCAGAAAGAGTAGTACCACCTGTACCCGCCGTTACAAAACTAGCAGAGGTACTGCTATTTGTAGATGTGGTAGTACCTTGAACAAATTGAAATACTTTATTCTGACCAAAAGCTTGTGCATCTGTCGCGGCAGTTCCATTCGTTAGATTGGTGATCTTATTAGAAGCCATCGACAATGTTCCACCAGCGGTCATTGCACCGGGGAAAGTAACTGGATTGGCTATAGCAATAACAGGTGTATTTCCACCTGTGGAAGTAATTTGATTGGCAGTACCACTGACACTCGTAACTGCTGTACCGTTGGAAGCCGTTGTAATTCTTCCTTTAGCATCAACTGTTAAATTCGTGTTAGTATAAGAACCGGGAGTAACTGCCGTATTTACTAGATCAATAACAGGTGTAGTGCCACCTGTAGAGCTGATGTCTCCGGCTGTGCCTGATACACTCGTGACAGGAGCAGTACCAGAGGAAGCGCCTGTTAAACGGCCTTTGGCATCAACTGTCAGACTTGTGTAAGTATAACTGCCCGGTGTGACAGCAGTATTAACTAAATCAATTATAGGCGTTGTACCACCTGTGGAACTAATATCACCTGCTGTTCCACTTACACTTGTAACCGGAGCGGTACCAGAAGAAGCTGCGGTAATAAGCCCTTTCGCATTTACAGTGATGGTAGAGTTTGTAAAGGAACCAACATTACTATTGACTGTGGCAAGAGTGGCGACTTGGGAACCACCTCCCGGCCCAGCTGTTACATCTCCCGTAAGTTGCGTCAAATCATTTGTATTACTTGCTGCTGCCGTAATACGGCCTTTTGCATCCACAGTAATATTTGCATTAGTAAAAGAACCCACATTTGCATTAACTGTTTGTAATGTAACTACTCCAGTGTTTGAGAGTGTAACATCGCCAGATATAGGCTGCGCAGTTGCTACGTTGGAACCGCTTCCTATAAAAATATTGGCGGAAGGTAGCACTGATGTTAGTTTCGCATTAAAAGTCATCCAGTCAGCAGAAGATAGGTAACCATTACTTAGATTTGTTGCTTGCGTAATCGAAAGAGTACGATCTGCTGTTAGATTACCGCCACCTTGGAGAGGAGCCGTAGTATTAATAAGACGAGTCACCGGAACTTGCGTGGGATCGACATTATTTAATGCCACGAGAGTCCATTGGGGAGAACCACCCCCAAAAGCTTCTAGATTACTCGTGACTTGATTATAGCGTAGGCTATATAAACTTTTATCTGTATCAGACATGTATATTTCCTATTAGGAAGCTACAATAACTGGCGGCGGAAGAATAGTAACATCATCGTAATCGGCATTGTTTCGTGCGTTGATGGTAACTGTAAGATTCATACCATTACTTGTCGCGGTATACAGAATCTTATAGTAGCGGCTGAAGATCGGATTGATATGCCAAATGGTCGTACCACTCATACTGATTGCTACCGTGAGTCCAGTGACGGCTACATAATTAACACCATCCACTGATTCATAAACCGCTAGAGTACCAGTACCACTACTCACAGGAACGTATGTTCCAGAAATAGAAATAAGATCAATAGTGCTCAAGTCTAAAATAACACCAGAAGTAGTTGTCTGATTTGTGAAATTTATTACGGCTTGATTAACGGCTATTAAACTCATATTTTTAGCTCCTCAATTATTTTTTCGGTAGAGCAGCATTTCCCATCTGGGCTGCTGCATTAACGACTGGTGTTGGTGTAGCTCGTGGCAAAATCGGCCCATGGGGCGGCTTTATATGTCCCGCTGCTTGCAACAAAGGTGGTGTATTATTCATCACTGGTGCCGATCCGGCTGGCATCGGATTAGGTACTGCACCCGGTGTAGGTTGTTCTGGTTGAGGCGGGGGAGGTGGCCCCTGCACATTATTGCCCATTAATGCCATAAGACGTGGATCAGTTAAAGTGGTGATACCCGGAAATAAAAATCCAGCGTGGGACATGACATGCTGTGTTACTGCGATAAAAATAGGATCATTTTGTTTTTGTCGAATCTCGGGATTCATCATAGTAACAAAATGTTGTGTTATATGATTAGCATGATTATCCCACGGTGCGGCCACTTGAGGAATTCCGCGCCTAAGTTGTTCATTTTCTTTGACAATCAGCATATTTTCGGCTTCCGGCCCTTCTACCATTGGATCAATCTGTCCAGTGGTCAACACTTCAAAATACTGATTTGTGTCTTTTATTAATCCTTTAGCCATAAGGTCTTGCGCGATTTGGAGTTTTCCTGCTTCTGAGCGCGTGGCTGGATTACCCGCAGATACAATAACACGAGATATATTTGACAGATCAGCACCAGAGAATTCTCCCATGTATGGCGACTTGCTCGCTCCAGCGATTGTAATCATACGCTTACTATTAGCGAATGACTTTAGCATATTAAATAGTCCAGTAGCGGATCGTTCCAAAAAGGAAATGTACGCTTGCTGTATAGGGCTATTGAAAACAAGTGCTTGCGCTTGTAAAAAAGCCATTGCCGTACCAGACTCCACACCAGTAGGCGGCTGGCCGCGCAGGATAGATGGCAGGCCGGATAACTTCTCCATCTGAGACTCTAACAGTTCCAAGAAGTCAAATACTTCCTTTGGAGTCTTACAAAGCTCTAATCCAACTGGCACCCCATTCTTTAGATTAGTTTTTATGAAATTCAAACCTTCGATTACTTGTTCTGGTTTAGTCTGAGTAGACTCATCGATGACAATGTTAGTAATGGCGAAGGCTTGCTGATTGGTGACGATAACACTTAAAGTTTTATCGTAGGCATATTGGAGTTTGACTAAAGAAGTCATAACCGTACTGCCAAAATTATTGAAAAGAGTTTGGTCTGGCATCATAGGATATAACGGTATCTCATCATACGGAAGAGCCGTATCGAGTATCCATGTATCTGCATCTACATACTGAGTAATCCGTCCCTCTGGACAAGCAGCAGTTTTTCTATGAATAAATGTATATACAGGAATTAAATCAGAATTAGAAGTTTGAGCATCTACAATATGCCCGAATCGGAACCGCTGGAGAGTCGTTGGTAAGCTATAACCTTTCAACTCATCCGTTAAATCCGGGCGTTGCGCAATTAAATCCCACTTATTAAGATACTCACGCACAATGTACCAGTCATTATCAATATCCATGCGAGTGTAATCGCGGATAACATCCATAGGCCCTAGAATAGTATATTGAAAATCCCCTTCTTTAACGGGGACTTGCTTGCCGGTGGGATCGGAGACAACATCTACAACCGAACCAATATCCGCATTCCATTTCTCGAACATCCAGCCTTCACCAGTAACTAGTCCGTATGTAAGAGCCGTTTTATAAGCATCTTCCATATGCTTCACTTTAAGATAATAGTTGCTTACAGAATCAAAGATGATATCCTGAGACATCGACTTATGGTCATCATTGATAGCCTCTGGTTGGAAGCTAGGACGTTGGTTAGCGATTGTGCTGACCAGACCTGTGACGATAGAACGGTAAATGTTTGATTCGATAAGTTTGTACTGTCCACGATCCCCCCCAAAGCGAATCCCTATCTTCATTTCTGATCGCATCCACATTTCCCAGCCGGTTCGCCATGTCGTCAGTTTTCCGGTTCTAAGAGCGTAGTCTTGGTAATCATTCACTCTGCGTTCACATTCTTGTAGTAGTTCTTCTACTGGAAGTGTAGCAAAATACTGATCAGGTTGCCCGCGAAATGTTGTACTACTCATCGAACTAGATGCCATAGCGGTTTCCCTTTTTCATATTTTCCTCGGGCGTAAGATATTGAAGATTCCAGACGACGTGAAGGCCTGACACTAGCTTTCCTTGGAGCGGTATGACATGATCTACGACCATTCCAGTTGGGCAGTTCTTATAAAAGTCACCTATGCCTTCCTGTCCGAACTTTGGTATTCGTAGTTTTCTATTCTTCTTACATACGGAATGCCACATTCGCATTAGTTCAGGATGCTCCTGTCTATATCGTTTCTGGATATCTTTTACAACTGTTGATTTTTGGTAGTTCTTATACCACTCTGAGTTGCGAAATTCTCGATTATAAGAACTAATATAACGTTTATAATCTGGGGTTTGTTTATAGAGCCGCATATAAACTTCATTACAGGCTTTACAGTTGCTACTCTTGGTGATACCAACCACTTGGCGGTCGTGGCCATAGCGACAATAATCTCGTTTAGCAATGACCGCCATTCGTTCTCCTCTGGTTAAATTCTGTAATAAATCGAGCTTTGATACGGCGTTGACAATCTTGGCACGTACTTACATGCCTAAGAAATGAAGCAAAATCTTCTTCGCGCACCCATCCTGCCTTTACATTCTCGCAATGCTTAGTCATAGCTTTCGTTATGATCTTTATAGTTGAATGTTTGATTCAATGCTTCATCCATACCAGCTCCAACAATGTCTTGAATCCGAGCTTTGTCGCCTTCGAGTAGCTGTTTGGGAACAAAAGTATTCTCTATATTGTGTCTATATTCTGGCGGTAGAGGGTTTGTTGTCATATCAATGCTACGGATAAGATACATCAACATAGCAAAGCCATCGTAGTGCCCGTATGTCTTAGAGCGGGAGAATTCCTTGCCCCTAGCCCCGCCCTTTGTCTTTGTCCATACGCCATTACGTAAACAGCCTACAGTTTGAACACATTTAGGGCTAATAAATACACGCCCTTGTTTAACCAATTCACGAACATCAGACACCATTACGTCTAGATAGGTCTTGCTTTCCACAGGAGAAAAGTATAGGTGGTGCCGGAGATTGAAGTCCTGAAGTAAAGATGGGGTATTGTTATCCGCAATCCTTTTCTTAATTTCGGCTTCCGCAAACACTTCTTTTTCCTTTGCAATGATGCGCTCCGCAAGTAAGTCCGTAGTTTGCTCTGGGCTCTTCATACACACTTCATCACGAAGCACTAGCACGGATTTATAGCCACGCCTATCAAAATCAGGCATCCACTCTACCGTAGCGAAGCCACAAACAGAGTTATCAGTCCAGCCTTGATCTAAAGCATCATACTTATACCAAAGTTTGAAGTTGTCTCCCTTCGGCATTTCCCGCTCATATTCTGGCTTCCATTCTGGACAAAGCTGGAAGTCTGTATCTATAACAAACTCGCAGAAGAACTCTCTGCGTACTTTATGAGAGGTAAGACCCCCCAAGTCTTTGATGAACTTCTCTTGCCGCTCCAGCGAATAATGGCTGTCGCGGATGGTGAGCTTCATGTAAGCCCCATCCATCTCGGCCTGATCACAATAGCTTTTAAAGGCATGATCTGGGGTTACAGGCGGCGTGGATAGCAGAAGCATGTTGCCATTACGCGGGATAAGGGTGGATAGCAGAGCCCCGTCTACTATCTCGTCCAGATTCGCACTGAAACCTGCCTCATCGAGGATTATCAGGTCAAACGCGAACGAACGAAGATTGTTATAAGATGAGCCTACCCCTTTGCCTACCCCTCTGAAAAGTATCTTAGACCCATTCCCGAAGCGTATTTGTGTTTTGCCAAGTCTTGGCTTTAGAGGCTCAGGACAGGTGGCAAACACTACATCATATAATTGTCGGACATATTCTTGTACATCGTCTACTGTAGGAGCGATAAAGGCTACCAGTGCATTCTTATTGGCTATACAGGTTTCAACACCTAGAAATAGCCCTAGTACACTCTTGCCTATCTTTCTACTACAATTAACAATGAACTTTGAATTCGTGCCTTTACTGGCTTTAAATGCATCGTATATCTTTCGCTGCGATGGATTGAGGTGGACATATAGCCTACCTACTTGCCATGATGCCTCTATTGCCTTCTCAGCATCAGTGGACATGAAGTTGGCATTGTTGCCCTAGCAAACAATAGCAGGGCGGATATAAACCACTACTAATTATGGTATCGCCACTGCATAAATGTTGTTGATTTGTCGCCCCGCAATAAACGCAACGGTATTGTATCGGTGGAGGTTCTTCTCTTCCCCTTAGCTGTGTACATCCGTGACAATCACATCTAGGATAATTACCCGATATATCCATTAGGCTTTAGGTGTCTCAGGAGCTAACACTGCCTTTGTAGCCGCTTTAGCTGCTTCAACGTCCACTTTGCTTAATTCGGCCTTCGCTTCGTTCTCTATTTGCTTTGCTAGGCCCTCAGCTCTCGATTTAAAGTCCGAATAATGGAATTTGAGGAAATGCATCACCTGATCCACTTTCGCGCTTAAATGGCCGGGATGCTGCGCCTGTGCGATCATGTCATGAGCCGCAGCGAACAAATCTCGTACAGCTTCAAGATTCTGTAGATTCTGCTTTGGCGTTGGTTGCGCCGGATTTGGCGATGTTACCGTTTCTTCCGGTGGTCTTACGTTCTCGATATTACTCATTCTATTATATCCCCCGATTATATTTTATACCCTCTAGGGTATAATTGGTATACTTTGCTACAAAATTGTTAAGTGTGGTGAGTATTTGCACCTACAAAACAGTATTTATACCCTATCGGTACTATTCTGCATATCCTTGGGCACGTCCCATGCGCCATCTGCTATACCCATGCTAGCTAAGCCGCCTTCTCTTTCACACCAGTATTCACCACGTAAATTCGGATCAGTATGTGGCCTGAGCCAATGATCCATTATCTCACGGCCACAGCTTAGATTAATGCACTTACGGCCTGTAAAGCGCAATATAGCCTTGGGATTGAAATCCCTAAGAAGCATAGGGCCTGATTCTAGCAACAGCTGAGGCTCTGTATTTGCACTAGATCGTGTTTGATCACTCATAGGGCTTTATCTTCGATTCTAGGGGCCTGTTTTCTTGGATGGCGTCTAAGTACGGTTTTAGCGAGATCGTTAAAATTAGACCCCTTAGCGTTCGCGACAGGGCATTCTACAGGGTCTTGCCAATCGCAATAGGCACATCTCGTGGGATGGCGATTATGCCAAATTGTGGTGGTGTCACAGGAATGTCCACATTCACGTTGTCTTATCATATCTTATTCGCTAACACATGCTCAATAAATCCATTCTGTATCATGAGTATCATTCCTCTTCTACGCAATTTACGTACCGTTGTACGCACATCGTCGTTGTCTTTTGGATTTAATGCTCCCACACGTATTGTCATTGGCGGCATAGGCTTTAGGAAATCATTTCGTGTATCCAAGGCGAATACATCCGTCTCATTCTGTATATCGAATGGCAGCGTGTCCAAGCTAGCCCCTATCATCTCATACCCCGTGAAATTCTTTCCCTTGCGTTCTGCGTATAGCTCGCCTACATAAGAGCCGTTCGCGTCTGCATAACGCCGCACAATAGCGAGGCGCACTACCCGCCGATTGCATAACGAGAAGAAAAAATCTAGAAGGTTATTAATCATCGGTTCTTTGATCAATCAAAATATAAATTACAACGTACGCTAAGCTAAAGCCTAAGCCAAGACCTAATATCATGCCTAGCAATAATGTTGTATCGTTCATTGTATAAAATGTGCATTGACCAGACTTACACTGGCTAAGTTCCCGTTGTATAGGGGTCGCTCGTTTCTTTGCGTTAATGCTTAAATCTACCTGCCTTCCATTGCTTCCAAGGCCGTTATAGCCGCCTTGCTTGCTTTGCCTTTAAATTTCTTCACACGCCTGTGTCCCTGTGTCACGACGAGGTACGGCAATAGCTTCATCCATATGTTAATGCGTGTTAGGTCATTAGCTTTAATAGCGTTGGCTAGGTCCACCACCCAGTCAACACCGGCGCGTCTTAGCCGCTGAGCTATGCCGCTAGGCTGCTTAGAATGCAAATTAACGCTATTCTTGGGTCTACCGCCTTTATTCAGAGGATGGGCGGTAATAAGTGGGGTAGGGGGATTAGATTCTATACTCATACTTATAACCTACCTATTTGCAAGTAAACGCATTATATTAGTTTATTAAAGCAATATAACGAAGATGTGAATAGCGTTAAGCGTTTCAACGCCGCTATTAAAAACTAGTATGCTATTCATATTGAATTCTAGCAACATAATACACTAGTTTATAAGCCTGTTAGAACGGCCATCTACAAGCTCGCTAAAGCAGCCATGTGCAAGCTCGCTATCGCTTCGCTTGAACGTCAACACCATCCGCATTTAACAGCTATGTAAAGCCGTGGCGTCATGGCGTTTTCGGCAAAGAACAAGCCCCCTAGACGTATAGTCTAGGAATTATTATTCTAGGCCTCAGCCTATGCACCTGTGCGGTGGGGGAGTGCCGCCGGGTTGCCAATCTCTAATCTATTGAAATGATGATAGTGCTTCCCTGTATACCCACATACCCCCACAAACGTAATACAGATAGTGAACGCCTAAATAATAAATCGGATATCATTTTTTGTGGTAAAATCAACAAATTCAGCATGGCGGGGCTTGACAAGATACTGTTTTGGGGGTATACTAAAGCATGACCAACACAAAAGACAGTTTAAAGCTAATGCAGTTCTTAGAAAACTATCCTAATCAGTGGAATAGCCTAGCCAAAGATGCTCGGACGGTTCGAGCGTTCAAAAGGCTACAGGCCTTATACGGTAGCCGCGTATTCGAATTCAGCGAGGCTACAAATCAAATGCGGTTTGTTCCTAGCGAACTATTGAAATAGGAGGAATGCATGACCACTCTAACTATGGTGTATCAGCTCCAAGATAAGATAGACGTAGCCCATTTCCTAGAGCTTGAATTCACTGACATAGCTTGGATAGAATGTAGCCAATGGAATGACCTACGTTATTATGCAAAGAAGGGTGGCTTAAGGATATGAAGAATCTAGAGCAATTATATGGTGAAACGGTCAGGGCTTATGCGAGCTATTTACAGGAAGATAATCGACTATTGGCAGAGATTTATAACAATCGGTTAGCTATGATATTCAAAGCAGAATTTATGATAGAAGAAGCGGGAGGGAAGGTATGATGTATACCTGTATTTGTGGGACAGATAACAAAATTTATAAAAAGCAATGTAGAACATGTGGCCGCAAAAGACGCCGAATAAAGTGGGAAAAACAACGACCGATAAATTTCCATGGTGGTTTACATCCAATGAAATGCCGGGCATAACTGTATGTTTCGGTTGTGGACATGGCCCGGGGCATCATAAACATGCGGATGCTTGCCGATTTGAAACGGGCCAATGCAAACAATATGAATAACATAACAGACCCATATATGCTCAAGCCTTGTTTAACCTCAGAAGGTAAGCCATGGACACAGCGTTGTTTCATATGTGGCAAGATAGTTAACTTCCTGAAGCTCCCGCAATGGGCTAGAATACGCGTGGGGGAGCTTGTCAGGCATGCCAAATGTAAGAATTATTTATATTTGGGCCTTGACAAATAGGCGAACTGGGGCTATACTTAAAGCGTAGCAAGCCTATGATAGCACGAGAGGAGATAAGACAATGAACCTCAAACCACTAGCGGCAAATATGACGGAACTCGAAATCAGTGGATGGAAAATTCTTTTTAGCTACAGCACTCCCGTGGCGGCAATGCATATCGGCCACCATCCGGGAGTATTCAGGACTTCGTATAAATGGAGTGTCACCACTACGCGGCATATCAATAAATGGCTAGACGGGCGTGAGGATGTATATTTAAGGCCTCAAGAATTCTTTGACAATCTCATTGCGGAGGTGAAATAGTTATGAATAATAAATCCCCTCACACCCCGATGCTAGAACATTCGCATGACTACACGCGTGTTTTAAATTGTAAACGGTGCGCCTATGAAAGCCGCGCCGTCAACGCGCACGAAGCACTTCTAAGGGCCGCTCAAGATATTCGTGATATCGGAATCATGCCTAAAACGATAAATGCCCTGCACAAAGCCATCGCCCAAGCGGAGGGAAAATAATATGCGTACTATTGAAACAACACTTTATCAATATGATGAATTGCCAACTGAAAAAGCAAAAGAGAAGGCACGCGAATGGTATTGTGAGTGGGCTCTAGATTATTACTGGTGGGAGTTTATCTATGAAGATGCAAAAACAATAGGACTAGCTATCAATACGTTTGATTGCTATCGCCATACCATAGAAGGAAAATTAACAGATACGGTTAATGATGTATGCTCCATGATTATCAAAGCGCATGGAAAAAGCTGCGGAACATATAAGCTGGCCAAAAGCATTGATCGGCGGAAAAGTAATGACCAAGATGAGATTATCCGTGAGTTTAAACACGCATTGTTAGAGGAATACCTGGTCCTATTAAACAACGAAGCAGATTATAGAACCTCAGACGCAGGTATAGAAGAGTATATCAAAGCGAAGGAATACGAATTCACTGTCGATGGAGAGAGGGCCTAAAATGAATAAGCATTTTCAGGTATGGTATGATGGAAAGCTTGCATCTACCCATCTTACCCGGTTAGGAGCACAATCTACAATAGGACGTTTAGTGCTCAAAGGCTGGGATAAGCATTTTGAACTAAAGGAGGGATGCCAAAATGTATAGACTGCCCAATACAGACGCATTCTATTTCTTAGGGTGGCAGGAATACCCCGGCGGTAAAATTGCTTTGTATAATCTGCATGAGGGTAACGAGTATCATCCAGCAGGATCTACAGTGAGCGAGGATACACTAAAAGAAATGAGACTTATATGAAATCATCTATTAATGCTTGTAGTTTATGTGGGTGTGTGGGCTTTAAAACTTGGGCGCAATACCATGATCATATGGAGTCTACCCATAATCCTGCCATGAAAGCAGACTTAAAGGGGGTTACATGGCAATCTAATGATATCACAGGTGTTACTAGAGGATTTCTTGAACCTATCCCAGTGCCAACACGTAGCAAAGAGGCTACCATAGAGCTTGTCGAAAGACATATAGCAAGTATTTTTGAATCGGTGGGCCTAGAAAGTCCGATAATCGGCTAATGAAATACATAAACTTCACTACTCTATTCGTTGTTATCGTGTGGGCTATGTTGTTCTATCTTATTTTTCAAAGGAGCCAATAAAATGAGTATATGCCAGACTGGAGACAATGGCTATCATCGCTGGGGGTACCATAAAACAATGGACGGTGGCGATATCTATGTATGTATGAATGCCAATTGTGGGGAAACACTTATAGAATATCTTGATTGTTTTGGGGGTTGATAAGATGACCTATTGGAGATGCCGCCTATGTCTAGATGAAATACCGGGAGTAGTGCCTCTGGAGGATGTTTGCAGGGTGTGTAGAATCAAACGAGGAGATAAAACACGATGACTGTTGCAATGATGACGGAACATGATGATGACAAAGAGCCGCCCGATTGCAAAGTCTGCAAAGGTATGGGCGGTTACGATGCTTCAACTGATTGTGAAGTATACGACGATTGGCAACCCTGCGAAGCATGTGAAGGGACGGGCAAAGAAATAGAATGGAACGGCTTTATACCCGAAAGAGATGCCTTCGGCCCAAATGACTAGAGACTGGAGGGCTTATCATCGTGCATTTGGCGAACATTCTTTGATTCCTAACTGCTGCATTGAATTCTTTGTTAATGAATGGGATAGCAAAGAATTATGGCGGCAAAATAGTTTGCCTATTGTAAAAGCAAATAATGAAAGACCAACACAGTATGTTATGTGTCCAGAATGCTTAGTGAACAATAGAGAAGTAAAAATACATTTTTGCGATGATAGGTGCGTCAAGGAATATAGGAAATGGGGGATAGAATGATAGTAAAATTAGTTTTAGTGGGGACATTGGTTGTTACTGCATATCGCCCAGTTAGTTGGCAAACAAAACCAGAATGCACAAACCGCTCTAACTGCCGCACATCGATAGGAGATAATACCAGTGAAACAGGCATGGCGATTTCTCAAGATTTGCTCGCTAATGGGACTGTACATTACGGGGATTGTTTGTATATTCCTGATATTGGTTATAGGGTGGTTAATGATACTATGGCTAAGCGGAATAATAAAGCTGCGGATATACTTGTTTTCACAAAAAACGAGGAAAGAAAAATAGGGGTCAGACATACGAAAGTATATTTAATTCGAGTGGAGGAAAAATGAATTACAAAGCCTATCCAAAAAAGAAGGATACTCTTCAACGCATGAGCCGCAAACATGCCAGAGGAGGTATATTTGTAGCCAATGGAAAAATGGCACGACTTCGGCGCAAAGCACGACGACTAGCGAAGCAAGAATTAGAACAGAGTGAATAATCACGCGGAAATTGACCTGTCTTACGTTGATGGGGATAGGTGACTACATAGGGAGATAGACGATGAAGGGATATTGTTTCTTGCATGATCAAGAATATAAAATAGAAAGCTCTGATGATGTCTGTCCCCGCTGTCTAAAAAATAAAGAGCTAGATTTAGAATGGAGAGATGAGGAAAATAGTAATGAGTGATAGACATTTTGTAAAAAAGCATAAGCTAAAAGAAATCAAAGGCCCAAATGATGCCTACGGGAAGTGGTGCGAGAAACATCCTACATTTCATACAAACGGCAAACTAGGCGATAGATTTGATGTTGTCAAGGAAGATACTAGAGCAAACCCTGATAGTTTGCGTGAAGATGAAGCAATGTATGATAGCAGCCAGCCATCAACTCCACATTTTCTTATGGGAGAAGCCGTTGCGCATCTTCAAGGAAGGCAACTAGAAGTGTATTTTTTAACAATGCGAGAAGGCAAATCGTTAGCAGAGACAGCAGAGATATTAGGAATAGAGAAGGGTTCAGCGCAAAAGTATAAAGAGCGAGCCATAAAATTTATATCTCAGTATTGTAAAGCGGCTATGGAAAGAGGGCGCATCTAATGAATATTGATCGAGCGTGGCTAGAAAAACATGGGGCATGTAAAACTGGTAAAGAATGGTTTTTAAGCGAAGGAATTCTGGATTTAATTAGCGGGATAAAAAACCTTTTGGCTAAAGGTCATTTCGATTGGGCTTGTTGGTTGGTCGTTCAGGTGTTTACCCATAAACAAAATGTTCGTTTTGCTGTATATTGTGCTGAAAGAGTCATTCATATTTTTGAAAAACAGTATCCAGAAGATAAACGTCCCCGTAAGGCAATTCAGGCCGCGAAAAAATGGTTAAAAAACCCAAGCGAGAAAACCGCCTATGCCGCCCATGCCGCCGCCAATGCCGCCTATGCCGCCACCAATGCCGCCGCCTATACCGCC